GCGTGCCTTCTTGAGTGAATCCGTTACGCTCAATAGCGTGCTGGCCGTTTCTTTGATCTGGCTTTCAACTGCCTCTAATTCCTTAACGCTTTCGGCTGACTTTAGCGCATTTGAGAAATTCCTTACCAGGTCAAATGAATCCTCATTAAATGCCCCTGTCATCTCATTGCGTAGCTTGCGTAATCCGCCAACGAGTTTGCCCATCTGAATGGTCGCTGAAGTTGCAAATCTTTCTAGTTCGTTTTCCGCTAGTGCCAATTGAGAAATTGTGTCCTGATCTAAAACCTGACCCAATTCCCTAGCTCTGTCTGCATAGTCTCGGAGTCCCCTCTCTCCGTTTGATAGGATACTAACCAAGGCAGCGCCTTCAGAGTCAAATGCCTTGAAAGCCATCCGCAATCGTTCTTGCGGTGATTGTGCTGCTTTGACTGCATTCGCATAGTCCATCAAAACGGCCTCGGCGCTTCTGGTTGTTCCGTCTGATTCTTTAAGTGCGATATTATATTGATTGAGAACTGGCAGCAATTCGCCTGTTCCGTTTTGAGCCTCAGCAACCCGACGAGTAAATCGTTGCAATCCCATCTCGGCGGATTCGGTATTCACCCCAACCTCACGAGCTGCAAATCCAAATTCCTGGAGGAAGTCTGTCGTTACGCCCAGCTTTTTTGATACGTCGTCAAGTCGTGATCCAAGGTCAATTGACCGTTTGGCAAGCATCGTAAAGCCTGCAGCACCTGCAACCGATCCGAAACCAGTCAGTCCTCCGAGTACGGTCCTAGTCGTCGCAGCGAAACCCTTTAGATTGCGTTCAACACGCTTAATCGTACGCGTCGCCTTGTCCTGCGCCGTGATCGGAATCTCAACTCTACTTGTGCGTGCCATGCTTCTCTTTTAACTTTTTATCGCGTCGCTCGAAATAGTCAAACCAGCCCTGAAGCTCCACGGTTGTCATATCGCGCATGAGGTTGCCTACGGTCATGCTGAGCATTTCGGCCAGCGCGTGGAGGTTGTAGGCCATGTTATCCTCACCGCGAATTACTCCCCCACTTCGTCAACCGTTACGCCGTGCAGGATGCTATTTGCCAGCCGATCAAGTACGCGATAATCTGCGTTCCGTTTGAGCTTCATCTTGTCCTCAAGGGTAAATAGCTTGTTTCCGTCTGCGTCCTCGGCCTTCATGCAGATGACGCTGACGACAAAATCCAAGCTCTCCTTTTTGAGTTCGGGCATGAGCTTGTTGCGCTCGTACAGCGTAACGGGCGAGTAATAGATGATGCCGTCAAACTCGTCGTCTGCCCATTCGGGGACCTCGACCTTCAAACGGCCTTGGTTGTCATAGTGGCTTAGTACCTTGTCAATCAGCTTCATAATTCAAATCTTCTTCGTCGGTGAATGGCTCCTCGTATTCAATACCAGCGCCAGTTGCAATCAGATTCTTTCCAATCCTGTCTTTAACTTCAATCACGGAGCCAGGTGTCAGCAGCTCCGATTCATGAAAAATTGCTTTGATGATTTGAATTATCATTAGGCAGATACGGTTCCGATGGTCAAAGCTCCGCTGCCTTGGAACGTGAAGGTGCGCGTGACGGTCGTGTTGTCGTAGCTCTGCGTTTGGCTGATGCTTGTGATCGACGCTGTACCGCTTAACTGATAATCACCAGCCGTTGACCCCTCTGGAAGCAGAGCAAGCGTTACTGATGCGCCAACTGTCAAAGCCTCTTGCCCGTTGCTGTCTGTGTCGTCCCATCGGACCTCAACAGTTCCGTCCCAAGTTTGCAATCCCGCCAAGTGCGTGCGCCAAGTTGCACCCATCGACGTGTTGTCAATCGGTTCCATGTTCTGATTCACAGTAAAGCTCATGACCTCTGCGACCGCATTGGCTCCGACCTTTACAACTCCATCATTTCCACTGAATGTTGCCATTGTTGTATCTCCTAATCGTTAATCGTTGTAATATGCTCAGTCATGAGCGTTAAAGTTCCGCGTCCGTATTCGGCATCGGCCTCGGATGAGAATTGATATTCCAAGTTGACAACCTTTAGCTCCTGCACGTTGCCCGAAAGCGTTCTGTCCGTGATAGCTGCCATTACTTGATCTGTCAATGTGTCCAGTTGCGTTTGATTTCCTGCGTAAATGTTGATTGCCCAGTTGCAAGTAATACGCACTGACCTCGGACTGCCGATAGTTTCGTATTCAAAATCAGATGACAGAAAGCTAATTACGCAGAACGGTAAGCTGCCAGATGCGATCGAATCGCCTTCAAACTTGGCGCTGTCCGTGTTCGAGCTTGTGAAGCTGGCCGTGGACATGACCAGATCGAAAAGCTCGCTGCGTATGGTGGCGGTGTTAAGCATTTGGTTTAGTAGGCCAAGTGAATTGTCCAGTTTCTGTATCAACAGTTTCTGGTAGGTCACGCAGTTCCTGACGGTAGACTGCCCATGCTGCCGAGTCTACAGGTGCATCTGATAGCTGGCTATAGTCGGATTCTGCCAGCAGTTCGTTGCGTTTTGCTCGCAATTCGGTTAGAACGGCATCCAAGTCCAGCGGTGGAGTCCAGACCTTAGCCGCTTCAACGTCATCCTCGGTGAAGACCTTCGTTAACTCAATCGGCTGTACAACTGTTTTGAACACTGGTTCGCCTTCTTCATCAACAACCTGTTCCTCAACCGTTAGCGCATTGCCTTCCTCGTCTACAACTGGCTCACCTTCGTCATCGAGCTGAGGAACCGTTTGTATGACTGGCTCCTCAACTTCTTCGGTTTCAAGGTAATAACTTACCGTTAGCGTTTCGGGGTCAAAGCCGAGAAACGTGGCATCCTCTGGGAATGTGCCTTCGGGATGCGGAGTTGCGTACATTCCACCCTTTCCCTGTTTGCGAAAGTGGTAGCCTTGGAGATTTATGGTGCTAAGAGTTTTCATTAGTCTACGAGCTTGTAATCAATGCGGACGTCAAGGTCAATCGCATCTGAATCTGACGCCGTTAAAGCTATGTTTTTGCGTTCAGTATCGCCGAGCGTTTCTGTTACTGGATATGAAGATATCCATTTATCTGGAGTTGACTCAAGGTAAGGTGAATAAGTTTCAACGGTATATTGGGAAGATCCTCCAGCGGTTCGTTTAAGGTTTAGTGTGCCAGTAACTGCTGCTGCGTTTTGATTCAGTAGTGTAATCCGAGAAAGTGCGCATTTAGGTAATATGTCCCTTGAACTGTCGATTAGCTCCGTATTCCCGCTGCCACCGTTGTACGCATCCACGTTAAAGTCACGAATGTAGCCCTCCGTTTTCGGAACCAAATGCGTGACGCCCGTGGTGCTGGCCAGCGCATCGAAATGGTTGCTGCTGCGGTCGTGGAATTGGTAGCCAATGCCCTCATCCAGCGGTAGGTCGGCGATGCAGCCCGTTGCTCCTCCAGGAACTCCCCACCGATCCGCAACCGCAACCGTGCCGCTCTCGTACAGCTCTTGGACTTCGGTGGCAGTCAACGCTCGGTTGAAGAATAAAGGATTCTTAATTGAACCCAATAATGGTGAAGATGAACCAGTTACAACTTCTCCAAAACGTCCAACCGATGAAGGAACAGTTCCAATTGTACCAGATGCAGTAGTAAAAGCAGAAGTAACTAATTGTACTCCATTTAAGAAAAAAATTGGAGCACTACTGTCAACGGTTCCATCATGAGTAATAACACAATGAAACCATTCATTTTCGTTTATTATTAATTCAGCTTCACCTATTAAAACTGTCCCAGATGTTTCATGAAGAAGACGAATTTTTCCATCGTTTCTATAAAAGATTCCAAAACCACCTACAGCCGAACTATTTCTACAATCAAAAATTGTATGATTTAATGATAGATCTTTAAGTTTTGCATAAAAAGAAAATGAACCTTCGCTTGTAAAAATATTTCCAATAGAAGTTGTAGGAATTTCAAAATAAGTTGTTGTTGTTCCATCCAACTCAACCCCACCTGCTACGGCCTTCGTCGCAACCTTGGCATCAACCTCCGCATCGCTGTATACCTCTAGGTTCGTTCGTGCCGCCGCTGCCGTACTTGCTCCTGTGCCGCCATCAGCTACGGCCAAGTCCGTAATGCCCGTAACGCTGCCGCCCGTAATCGTGACCGAGTTGGCATTCTGACTGGCAATGGTCCCGGCATCGGAAATAGTCGAAAGCGTTTGCGTGCCTGTGTGATTGGCTCGGTTACGGTCGGCGCTGTGGTAATGAAGCGTTGAGTCGCCGCCGTCTGTCAGATCCGTTGCGTTTGTGTCCGATATATTATTGACCTCGGCACCCGCCTCGATGCCGCTCAGCTTGGACGTATTTGCAGCAACGTCAGTGTTGTTGCTTACCTCTGTGTCAAAGTCAGTAATCTCCGCAGCCGTGTGCGTGTGTGCCGTTGGCGTGCGTGCATCCGTCAAGCGTGAGTCATTACCAAGGACAACTTCACCAGCAGCAGCATCGCCAGCAGCAGGGACATCCTTAGTCGCTGCCGTGCCAGCATCGGATATGGTTGATAAGGTCTGCGTCCCAGTATGGTTTGCCCGTGACCGATCAGCTGAATGGTAATGGAGCGTTGAGTCACCGCCATCAGTCAAATCCGTTGCGTTTGTGTCGCTGATGTTATTGACTTCAGCGCCTGCCTCGATGCCTGCAAGTTTTGACGTGTTCGCAGCTACGGTCGAGTTATTGGCAACCTCAGTATCAAAGTCAGTTACTTCCGATGCTGTGTGCGTGTGACTAGTCGGCGTCCGTGCATCGGTCAACCTGGTATCGTCGCCCTTTACAACTTCACCAGCAGCAGCATCACCCGTCGCAGCAACGTCCTTAGTCGCTGCCGTGCCTAGGTCCATGTTCGTCCGCATGGCTGGCTTGTCAGCCGATTGCATGAATGTGTCTAAGTCACTTGATACTGTAAAGTCTGCCATTTTAACTTGCCCTCAAATAATAAGATTCTCCGTCTGGTTGAAAATAAGCGCTCTCGCCGTCTGGTCGGTAAAAGTTGCTAATTAAATCTAAACGCAGGAACAGCTCTAAATCAGTTATTCCCGTTCCGTCGTCGCGTCTGTTCTTTACCTGGTAAGTTTCACCATCACAGACCAAAAGCGATCCTTCAACGACGCCCACAAGTTGAGCAGTTGGAGCTGTAAATACAGGCACATCCGCATCAATTCCGATATCAAGCTCATTTACTTCTTTGTCTAAAATTCCGTTTACGTCGCCCAGGTCAGGACTGATAATGGACGCAGTTTTTCCAAAACTTCCAGTGTCGAAAAAGAATTCTAAATCACTTAACGTCTCGATCGCCATTGTCTAACGCCTTTGCAATTTGAATTACTAAATAAACAGCCGTCAACGTGGCAACCGCTAAGCTCGCCCATTGATTGACCATTGCCAAATTCCAACTTGTCAACGCACCCAGCATTCCGAGCCCTGTCTTTATGGTTGTTTCAATAAATAGATCCTCGTTCATCGCTGTAATGTTGGTGTGAAATAGGTTGCCAAAATCATGCTCATAAACGGAAGCATGGCCCAGACTATTGACCCGGTACTCACAGACAGCCCTCCCACACCGGGCTTTCCTTGAAAATCAATGAGGCCCAGTATGGACATTGACCATCCTTCAAACACGTTTGGGATGTGGATGATTGTGGTTGGGAATATGGCCCAGACGATGGCAATGGCGCAGAAGGTCCAACAGATGGAGAGTGCGAGCATCCGCCGAGTCCAAGCACTAAACCCGCCGCCAGCATCGCTTTTAAGTATTTGCTCCCGTGCTTCATTCTGCTTTCCAAGTTCTGCTAACCGTATCTCAGCTTGTGCTGCTGCCTGTGCCTTCTTTGCATCCGCTCTGGCCTGCACTAGCGACATAAGCACCTTGACCGCCGCACCCATTGCGCCGCCTCCCAGTGTCCCCGTGATGGTGGCTGCGAGCTCTGGCGTCATGGTAATTACCTATGCCTTGATGCAATGACCGTAATGGATTCGGAACCCTGCCCACCGCTGACAACCACTCGGATTGTGCCCGATGGCAAGTTGTCAAAGGTCGCAATCGGTGTGCTTGCGTTGACCGTCTTGCCCGTTGCAACCGGCGTCAGCGTTTGACCGCTTGGCGCATCAGGTGCAAACTGCAATGCAGCACTCGCGCTGTCCCACGTTCCCGATCCGTAAAGCACGAGGTTGCCACCATCCCAAGGCACGCCAGTGGTCGTCCCATTGGCTTGATCCTCGCAGACTAATACGTGCCTGGCCATCGTTAGGCTCCTGTGTCCTCGTCAGCCAATCCAAGCGCAACCAGAGCCGCAACTATGCTGGCAATGTCTGCAGCTGCGTCCCCGCTTGTGTCGATTGTTGGCTTGACTACAGGTGCAGTTCCGAAAAAGCCGAGCTTACCGCCCGAAACGCCGACCTTAACTGGCTGGCTGCCTTGTCCGATCTGAACCCCTTCAACTGTCTTATCTATTCCTCTTGGCATCTTTTACCGTCTCCGTTTTGCCGCTTTTTTAGTCGGCTGTGATTGTGGTGGCTCCTCGCCTGTGTAGCTTTCGCTTTCGTCAATCTGCTCCTCAGTCAAAACCGTTTCCAGTTCGCTAAAGCTCTTGAGCAGTCGCTTTTTAAATTCCTTCTTCTTCACGTCTCCATAATCGGAAAAGTACCTCACCCACAAGTAATCATGGTCAGCACTATTCGCGATAAGGGACTTGAATTTCTGCCGAACCTCGGGCGGACGCCCTTGATCCAGAATTACCGCTTCACCAGATTCTAATCCAGCAAGCAAAAATCCATGTGATCCCATGCCTAACTCCTATTAGGCGCTAACAAGCCGCTTGATAGCAGCAACGTTGCCAGTGTTAAACCCGTACCAGCACTCGAGGATAGCCTTGCGAGCTCCAACGGCATCGTCGTAGAACTCACGATAACCAATTGTCAGGCCAGTTTCAGGGTGAGTGAATGAGCGGTAAATGCTTCCCGGACGTCCGCCGCCTGCTGGTGCGAGGTAACGGTTTACAATCGCCATTGCATTTGGACGAGCGGCAAAACCAACAAGGTTCTCACTGTTCGCAGGAATGGCAACGGTCTTGTGCATTGCAAAACCGGCAAGCTCAGGTACTTCGCCGCGTGCCAACAATGCAGATCCGTAAACGTCCGCACCCGTAACTGCATCCTTGAACAGCGCATTGTAATATGCAGGCGTCAAGAGCAGGTTGCGGTTCATGTCTGGCCAGTTGGCCGAATCGCAGCTTGTTTGCAGGTCGATGACGTCGTCGTGGTCAAACGTGGAAGCAGCGCCAGTAAACGCAGCAGCTCCGTAGTTTGCATTGGTGACTTGGCTCAGAATGTCATTGGAAACTGCAATTGCCAAGTTTTGCCCCTTTTCCATGCCGACATTTTCAATCGACAAGAATCGGCTGCTGTCAGCGTCGTTGTCTGTGAGAAACCAAGAAATATATTTGTGCCTCGACAATGAAACAGTCGTCTCATCTAGCGTTGTATCTTGGATGGCATAGGCGTTACCTGCAGTTTTATCAGCAGAGCCAGTGTCGTCGTCTGGATCGGTCGTAAGCGGTACGACGATTGATTGATTGCGGTTGCCCAGCTCGCCAGAGAAGTCTGTCGAAAATGCGGACAACGGTTTGAGGACCTTCTGGAAAACGCGGATTGCGCTTTCGCCGATAACGG